CGCCGGGAAAGAAGGAGCGACTTTTACAGCAGGTAATCCAAGACCGGATGCGCAAACTCGGTGTGACCGTCTTCTCGAGCGTGAACTCCACCGAGAAGATCGACGAGGTGATTGCCGAGTGTGTGAAGAGGACGCACCGAAAATCGGGAGACCAGAAGGGGGTGATTTCATGAAGTTCATACCGTATCCGTACCAGCAGTACTGCATCGACCGGATCACGAACGACCCCGCCGTGGGGTTGTTCCTCGATATGGGCTTGGGTTGACAAAACCGTTATCACGCTGACCGCGATTCGAGAGTTGAAGTACCTTCGGTTTTGCGTCAACAAGTGCCTCGTCGTTGCGCCGAAGAAGGTGGCCGAGGATACATGGCAGACGGAATCCCGAAAGTGGGACCACCTCGATTACCTCCGGATTTCCACGGTTCTCGGGACGCTGAAGGACCGGACCCGTGCTCTCGAACAGCCCGCGGACGTCTATGTGATCAACCGGGAAAACGTTCCGTGGCTCGTCACTTACTACGGCAGGGATTGGCCCTTCGACATGGTGGTACTTGACGAAAGCAGCTCGTTTAAGAATCCACAGGCTAAGCGGTTCAAAGCGCTGAAAGCCGTCCGGCCCCGGATCCACCGTATCGTTGAACTGACCGGCACACCCCAGCCAAACTCCCTGATGGACCTCTGGTCACAGATTTACCTGCTTGATGGCGGGGCGCGGCTCGGGAAGTTCATCTCGCGCTACCGCGAGGCCTACTTCCGTCCGGACAAACGGAACCAGATGATCGTGTATTCCTACGCACCGTTGCCGGGAGCTATGGAGCAGATACAAAATCAGATCTCCGACATTTGCGTGAGCATGAAGTCGGAAGACTACCTCGATCTCCCGGATCTGATTTACAACGATATTCCAGTGAAGCTCGATAGCCGGGCAAGGAAGCTGTACCGGGACATGGAGCGGCAGATGGTCCTGCGAATTCAGGATCAGACGGTAACCGCGGAAACGGCTGGTGTGCTTTCCGGTAAATTACTGCAACTCTGCTCCGGGGCGATTTACGACGAAGAGAAGAACGTGGTCGAGGTACACAGCTGCAAGATCGAGGCCTTCATGGAAACCGTGGAGCAGTTAAACGGGGAGCACGCGGTCGTGTGCTACTACTACCAGCACGACCTTGACCGGCTCCTAAAGGCGCTCGATGAGAGCGGCCTCCGGGTCCGGGTCTACCGTGATGCACGGGATAAGGAGGCGTGGAACGCCGGAGAGGTGGACCTGCTCCTCGCACACCCGGCCTCGTGTGGTTACGGGCTGAATTTGCAGCAAGGAGGGCACCACATCATCTGGTTTACGCTTACCCAGAGCCTCGAGGAATACCAGCAGATGAACAAACGGCTCCACCGGCAGGGTCAGCAGTTTCCGGTCGTAGTTCATCACTTGCTCGTGACGGACGGGCGGGATTGCGACGTGAAGAAAGCCCTGACCGGGAAAAGCGACGCACAAGAGAGTCTGCTTGAATCAATCAAAGCACGAATTGAGGAAGTGAGGAGGGAGAACGGCCAATGACCAAAAAAGAGCTGTCGCAATGCTATTACCTGAAAAAGGAGATTCGAAACGACCGCGAACGGCTCGAGCGATTGCGGGCAGAGGCGAAGTACCCGCCCACCCCGAAGCTGTCGGACGAGCCTCCGGGACCGCATACAAACGAAGGGCGGACTGAAAGGCTCGCCCTCGAAATTGTAGACCTTGAGGCGATCATCGCTGCAAAGCAAATTCAGCGGATCCACGAGCTCGGGAAGCTGGAACGGTTCATCGCCGACATAGAGGACAGCATGACGAGGCAGATCTTTGAATACCGGCACGTCGATGGTATGCGGTGGAGCGAGATCGCCACTCGCATGGGCGGTAATAACACCCCAGACAGTGTTCGGATGGCGCACGATAGATACCTGAAAAAATTCTCCGATACATGAAAGTTGTTCGTTTTGTTCGTTTTTTTCTGCTATAATGGTAGCGTGGAGTTCTGTAAGGCCCTCTCGTTTTCCGTGCCTCCGGATTCGGTAGGGTCGAGCTTCATGGTGTCATTTTCGGTTGCCCCGGCGTTGTGCTGGGGCAGTTTCTTTTCATCAGCGTGGTGGTTGTGGGTTGAGACCGCCCGGCTGATTTTTTTATGTTATGCCTGTAAAAAAGAAAGATGGCGCGGAAGTGAAGAAGGCTCCCGCGCGGAAGAAAACAACGATGCCCGTAAAGATCGACGAAGCGAAAACGCCGGAGGATCTTTTTGCTGTGGACACCATCCCGCAGGACATTGGCGAAGTGATGCCGGAGCCGCATGAGTTTCTTTCCGAGACTCAGCGCGATGGGGAGAAGTTCGAAGCCGCAGACATATACCGGGAGACATGGGAGCAGCTGAAAAAGCTCGGCTGTGCTCCGCTGGTATCCCGGGAGCTGCTCGAACGGTACGCCGTGAGTACCGCCCGGTGGCGTCAGTGTGAAGCGATGACCACGAAGCTCGGGTTCCTTTCCAAGCACCCGACTTCTGGTAAGCCGGTCACATCGCCATATGTGGAAATGGGGATTGACTACATGAACCAGTCGCTCCGGCTCTGGGATGAAATCAGCAAGATCATAAAAGCACACGGTGAAGCTGACGCAGACGAGACGGGCTCATCCATGGACTTAATGGGCAAACGCCTGTAAGTCAGAAAGGACAGTAAATGTACGAGAAGGTCAACCCCGCGCATCCGGATAAGGTCGCAGACCGAATTGCGGGCGCGCTTGTCGATTTAGCTTACAGCCTCGACGACAATCCGAAGATTGCCGTCGAGGTTCTTCTTGGCCACGGCATTTGCCACATCATAGCAGAGACGTCGGTGATGCTCCCCCGTCTCGAGGTGCAGAATGCCGTGGCCCGCATTGCGGGAAATCTTACAACGGACTACCGCGAGGTAAAGCAGGATGTTCATCTCGCCGAGAATCAGGCTGGGAAGATCCGGTGTGGTGACAACGGCATCTTCAAAGGTGTGCCGGTCACCGATGAACAGAAGAAACTCACCCAGATCGCAAAAGATCTCTTCGATCGGTATGGTACGGACGGGAAGTACATTCTTGACGGCGACCATCTGATCATCTGCCAGAGCAATGCGAAAACGGAAGCCCTGCTTCAAATGCATCCCGGCGCAACGGTTAATCCCCTCGGCGAGTGGACGGGTGGTTCGGAAGTGGACTGCGGCGCAACCAACCGGAAGCTGGGCAGCGATATGGGCGATTCGGTAACGGGAGGCGGTCTCCACGGCAAGGATCTCTCCAAGGCCGACGTCAGCGTGAACATCTACGCTTGGCTCCTCGCTCAGCACGAAGGGAAACCCGTGGAGCTGTGTTGCGCTATCGGCGACGATACGGTGAACGGGATCGAGTACCAGTTCATCGTTGGGCTGGCCCGTGCGTTCATCAAAAAGATCGGCGGATTTGAGAAGTTCGCGGAATGGGGGCTGATCCGATGAAGACAACCACAGAAATGACCCTTGTCCCTATCGGTAAGCTGGTCCCTTACGCCAATAATGCCCGGACGCACTCGAAGGAGCAGATTCTGAAGCTTCGGTCTTCCCTGAGAGAGTTCGGCTTTATCAACCCGGTAATCATCGACCGGGACTACAACATCATCGCCGGTCACGGGCGCGTTTTGGCCGCGCAGGAAGAAAACATCGCCGAGATTCCTTGTGTGTTCGTAGATTACTTGACCGAAGCCCAGAAGAAGGCGTACATCCTCGCGGATAACCGCATGGCGCTGGACGCTGGGTGGGACGAGGAAATGCTCCGCGTGGAGATCGAAGCCTTGAAGGACATGGCGTTTGATCCGCTTCTTACCGGCTTCGATGAGAAGGAGCTGGATGCGCTCTTCGCCACGGACGAAGCAAAGGAAGATAACTTCGACGTTGATGAAGAGCTGAAACAGCCTGTTTTTTCTCAGCTCGGCGACCTGTGGCTTCTCGGCAAGCACCGCGTTATCTGCGGCGACAGCACCGGGGAAGAAGTTTACACCCGGCTGATGGACGGCATGAAGGCCAACCTCGTTCTGACCGACCCCCCGTACAACGTGGATGTTGAGGAAACGGCAGGGAAGATCATGAACGACAACATGGGCGACTCGGAGTTTTATAACTTCCTGCTTTCTGCCTACCGTTGCATGCACGCCAACCTCGCCGACGACGGGTCCATCTATGTGTTCCATGCGGATACGGAAGGACTGAATTTCAGGAAGGCGTTTAAGGACGCCGGTTTCTATCTTTCTGGGTGTTGCATCTGGAAGAAGAACAGTCTGGTTCTGGGGCGAAGCCCCTACCAATGGATTCACGAGCCGTGCCTTTTCGGGTGGAAACAGAAAGGCAAGCACCAGTGGTACAGCGACCGTAAGCAAACGACCATCTGGGAATACGACAAACCTCGCTCCTCGAAAGACCACCCGACCATGAAGCCGATCCCTCTGATGAGCTATCCGATCAAGAACAGCACCATGACGAACGGCATCGTTCTCGACCCGTTCCTTGGGTCCGGGTCAACCCTGATCGCTTGTTGTGAGACCGGTCGGCTGTGCCGCGGGATCGAGCTTGACCCGAAGTTTGTGGACGTGATTGTGAAACGGTACATCGAATGGAACAATGGTAAGTTCGACGACGTTTCGGTCATCCGAAATGGTGAAACCCTTCGTTTCGACGAGGTCGCTACATTCGAGGCCTTGGAAGACTGACGCATTTTGCCGCGGTTTTTGATGGTACCCTGTGTTTCCGCTGATTGTGTACAGTTACCAAGTTGTCCTCTCGTAGGCGTTTTCATATTGTACCCTCTAAATCTCCGAAACCCGTTGATTTATTACGGGTTCAGAGTTAATATGAGTAAAACCTAAGCAGGAGGGTACAATATGCACAACGACATGAAAGGGGCCAC